TAATCAAGTACCGTTTGGGCATAACTATTGTGATAGACAAGCTCGTTGGACACTTGGCCCTTACCTCCTATGTGGTACGCACAAGAGAGAAATTGAGAAAGAGCAACCAATCAACAAAGGGCAGTTTGTTAAGTTCCCAAACAAAGACAAATAAGGTGATGGTGCGACGCTACCGACCTTACGACAGTTCACGTTGTAAGCACAGGTACATCATCGTGAACAGGGTAGGGGAACAAAGCTATGCGTCGTAGCTCCCCTACCCCCCAATAACTATGACTACAACACTTACAGATAACCTACTTGACAAGATTGATGCTGGTAGTGGTGATGAAATGAATCACTACGCCAATGCAGCAAGGACAAAGACTCTATGCGGAATACCTATTACGAAGGACTCAGTAAAGATTCCTATTGAAGAAGCAACGGATTGGTGCATTGTCTGTTACGAACTCGACAAGGTACTTCCTCTATCAGTATGAACACAAAAGACCTACCACCCGAGCTAATACAAGCACTACTCAACAAGCCTAAGCACGTAAGCCAGAATGTAAACCTTAAATGCGAATGCGGAGAAACTCTAGATAATGGCTACTGTCGAAACGAATCATGCGAAGTAGATGCTCCTATCCCAACTTACGAATGCGAACATTGCGGGCATTGTCCAGACCCGAAGCATTGTGTCTTTTCAGTTACGTGCCCCGTTTGTCATGTACCACCAGGAATAGAGAATCTATGCAGAGAAGGAACAAGACTAGTAGCACTTCATCTTGAAAGGCATGAGCTTGCAAAGGTTTCTTAACAGACCAGTTTACTTCCCGAAGATGTGGGTGTTCATCATCTTCCTATTCATCTATGGCACATTAGCATCTATTGTGCCGAGTGCTTGGTAATGTGTCCAGTTAGAAAAGGATCAGAGGGACTTCCAGTTGTAGATGTATATAAGGACGAGCATGGTACTCCCCGAGAGATTAAGCTTGACGGAAAGACTATAGACTATGTAAGTGAAGTAGGTTGGAAATTCAGTGTGAAAGACGGAGTACCTCTTGTGACGTTACATTTTTGGGCAGACCTTCAAATTCACGAACACGAAGAAGGGGGGTGATATGGCAGCTACAGCAAAGAAAGAGAACCCCTTTATTGGGGAACTCGATATTGTCCACCCCGCTGAGGCAGTTCCGTATTTGAACATGCTTATTTACGGAAACCCTGGTGTGGGCAAAACTACGTTACTTGGGACAGCACAGGATCATCCTGAAACTACCCCTATGCTACTCATTGACGTAGAGGCAGGAGTTACTACACTCCGTAAGCGGAAAGATATTGACGTTATCACGGCTAGGTCAATTCAGGACATTGTGGATATTCACAAGAAACTGCATGATAAGCCAGGATACTACAGAACGGTCTGTATTGATTCACTTACGGAACTTCAGCAACTCGATATGAGAGACATTATGAGGGAGGTAGTAAACAAACGACCTGATCTAGACCCTGATGTACCAAGTCAGCGTGAGTGGGGTAAATCCTCACAACACATTAGAAGGATCGTTAGAGGGTTTCGTGATCTTAAGTGCAACACGATTATGACAGCCCTTGTTAGCGAGCAACGTGATAACGAGAACGTGTTGATGTTTCAACCTTCAGTACCAGGAAAGTTGAGACAGGAACTTCCGGGGTTTATGGACGTTGTGGGATATATGTTCACAAACACGGAAGATCAACAACTAGTACGTAAGATACAGTTCGTAGGTACACGCAGGATTACGGCCAAGGATAGGACTGACGCGCTTGGCGATCTTGTTATCAGTCCAACAGTTCCGAAACTGATGGACCTTATCCATAGTAATGGTACTAGCGATAAAGGAGAGTAATACAAGATGGGCCTTCTCGATCTTAGCAATGCTGATACTAGCGGTTTTGACGCACTGCCTTCCGGTAGGTATCGCTGTTCTATCTTCAAGGCAGAAATGGCTGAGACTAAGGGTGGCGAGAATAGTAAGCTTCCCGCAGGTACGCCTATGCTTAAGATTCAGTGGCAGGTACATCATCCTGTAGCTGAGCCTGAGAACGCAGACTATGAAAATAGGCGTGTGTTCAGTCAGTACGTCATTTCCCCTAAGGATTACGAGAATGCAGCTAAGCTGAATGGTATGCTCGTTCGTTTCCTTATGGCTGTAGGTTACGAGGAAAGCGAAGTTACCAGCAAGAAGTTCGATCTTGATATTGAGGATCTTGTTGGTAGGGATGCAGATGTTACTATCGGTCAGAAGCCTGACTACAATGACCCCGAGACTATGACAAATGAGGTTAAGGGTGTTCGGCCTGCTGGTAGTGCTGCTCCCTCTAGCGCAGGTATCCTGTAACTAAAACCGCAAGGGGCACTAAAGGGGGCGGGGTAACACCCGTCCCCTTAGCGCACTCAGGAGGGGAAATGTCCCTTAGCTACATTAAAGCACTTAACGAATAAATGCCAACTACCGCGCCGCAAAAATTACGTGCTGCCTTCTTCGATTACCTATTTGCCGAAGAAGATGGTAACGTCTGTATTGCGTATGCGGAGCCAAACAACAAGAAGTCGTTTACACAAAAGTTTTTCAAGTGGCCTGCTGAGAGAGGTAAGCTACTTAGGTTCGTTGAGGCGACGTATATCAATCACAATGTTTGGTTCTGCATAAACCTGCTCAAGAAGCAGGAACGTAAGAAGGAACATTGCCTACCTACCAACCTTGTGTGGGCTGACCTTGATACGTGCAATCCCGACGTTGTTGAACCTACGCCGCAGTGCGTAATTAAGACAAGCCCCCACAGGTGGCAAGCTATTTGGAGACTGGATAAGTTAGTTGATCCCTTCCTTGCGGAAGAATACTCCAAGAAGATTGCTTACAAGTATAACTACAATGGGGCAGACCCTAGTGGTTGGGATCTAACGCAGCTTCTCCGCGTACCATTCACACTCAACTATAAATATGCTGAGGACGATCAAGCACCAGCAGTTCAGTTAATCAGTGCAAACGAAGTACTGATCCCTGCTTCGATCTTTGAGTCTATTGAGGTTGATGATCTTCCTCAGAACGGTAACGCAATCTATGAGGATATGCCTGATCCCATTGCGTTGCCTCCGGTAGAGCAGGTGCTATACAAGTATTGGCAGAACCTCCGACATACAGACTTTCCACGATTGTATGAGTACGAACCAACCGAAGATGATGATTGGTCTAAGATCCTTTGGCGAGTTATTAATCTCCTGTTGGAAAGTGGTATGGACACAGAAGAGACATTTGCTGTTGTGCTTAACGCAAAGTGCAACAAGTATGAACGTGATTCACGTCCAATCTCTTACCTGTGGAAAGAGGTTCAGAAGGCAGACGAAGCTCAACAGCGTGTCACTGCTCTTACAGCATCTTTTAAGAATCTGACCATTCCTGAACTAGTTGATGATAAGGCACCAACTGAGGGATTCATTGCTGACTACGTTAAATGGGGAGTTGAAGCTACTGATGCCGTTCCACAGTATCATGAACTCACAGGATTTATTCTACTATCCAGTATACTTGCACAACGCCTCAGACTCAAAACAAGCTACGGAACGATGGTCCCAAACTTATGGGGGCTCGTACTCGGAACTAGTACACTCACGCGCAAGACTACTGCTATGCGTATGGCTGTTGATTTGCTCGCAGACATTGACGCTAGTATGGTGCTTGCAACAGATGGGTCAGTAGAAGGACTCTTAACAGGTCTGAGTAACAGACCATCAATGACGAGCATGTTCTATAAGGATGAGGTAAGTGGATTTTTCGATTCGATTAACCGTAAAGACTATCTCGCTGGAATGCCTGAGACACTTACTCACTTGTATGATGTACCACAAGTTTACCAAAGGCTCCTACGAAAAGAAACTATCACTATTAGCAATCCCATATTTATATTCTTTGGTGGAGGAATCCGAGACAAGGTATATAGTCTACTCAGCGACGAGTACGTTCTTAGTGGGTTTCTCCCGAGGTTCCTTGTGGTCAGTGGAGAGGCCGATCTTACAAAGATACGAAGAACTGGACCCGCAACCGGCGTTCTTTTGGATGAGAGAGCCACGCTACTAACACAGTTGATGAATATGCATGAGACTTACGTTAGGAAGGAGTCTGTGCAGATTGCTGGTCAGGCTGTAGAAATGGACGCTACTTGTGAAGTGTTCCTAACCACTGAAGCATGGAATCGTTACGGTGATATTGAAATGGAAATGGTAGCTAAAGCACAAGAGTCTGATATTGAAATGCTTGCACTGCCTACGTTTGAAAGACTCTCACGGAGCATGTTAAAAATGGCCTGCCTGTGGGCTGGTTCTAGGCAAGTCCCGGTAGATAACACGATCCAGGTTGAAGAGAGTGATATTAACGCAGCGGCATATTACATGCAAAGGTGGGGTAGATATTCAATTGACCTTATCTATAACGCCGGCCGTAATGATACACAAAGAGAACTAGAGCGTATTCTCGATATGGTAGCTCGTCACCCTGGTATCCTACGTTCACGCCTTATGCAGATTGGGCACCTTACAAGACGTACTGCCGATGAAGTCCTCTATACCCTAGAGGAAAGGGGGCAGATTAGAATTCAAAAGGAAGGGAAGGGTAGTAGGCTATGGGCGATTCAATAAAGTGGTTCCCAACTTTCGGACCAAAACACATGCATGGTTGGGATGGTTACAACATTGATGGAATCTCGGTACATATCGAATTCCATACGCCACCCGGAGGTGTAACACAGGAGGCACTTGAATCGTTCTTTACAAAGATGAGCAATGCACGAAAGGCACTAACTGAAGGACAAGAGTGGAAACCTATTTACCTAGAAGATCTAACTGGACAGGAGGAACAATGAGAGTATTTATCTTCCTTATGATGGTTGTTGCATTTTTGGCCGTACCTACGGTCGCTGGTGCTGTAAACATTTCTTGCCCTACTAGTACTACTATGCCTTGCGATGGAACTGGCGGCGATGATGTAATGACTGGTACGAGCGGTCAGCAGGATATATATGCGTGGGGTGGCGACGATGTAATTGATGCACGAGCCGCTGCCGATGGTCTGAGCGGTTGGGATGGCAAGGACTATTTGGAAGGCGACGACGGTAACGACTTTATCGAAGGTGGGCAACACGATGACGAATTGCATGGTGGCGAAGGTAATGATACTCTCGTAGGTGGGAGTGGAAATGATAAGTTGTATGATGCTGATGGTCATGTAGGTGATCTGATTAACGGTGGCAACGATGTAGATGTTGTATGTCGTGGAGATTGGGATGATTCTTCCGGCGAGCATGATTCCATTACCAACTGCGATAACAACGTAACGTGGAATCACATCCCATGAACGAGCATGACGTTGTACACCACCTCGTACAGCAGCGCGACGATTACAAAGAGCGAGCCGAGCGAGCCGAACAGGAGCTAGCTGAGTTCGCGGATCGTTGCGTCGAGTTGCAGGGCGAGGTCGTAGAGGCCGAACGGGATAATAGAGATAAGGATGAAAAGATAGCAATGTTGGAACAAAGGCTTAGCGATTTAAGGAGAGACAATGGCGAATGATGGACCGAAGAAGAAAGAGGAAACGGAGCTTGAGAGGATTAACCGAGAGATTGACCAAAAGGTAAATGAGTGGCATTTGTACGGTTGGGACCCTGCTGCTAATTGGGGCATTAATGGGTTCATGCTTTCAACTCGTGTTGATGTACTTGTTGATCTTACCAAGGAACTTATCGGTATGTCCGATGAAGATTGGGCGGTCGCTTACGGTACAAAGATGCTTCACAACCTTACCGTATGTCTTGAAACATTGATCGAAATGCAGCGTGAACAGCGTAAGCCCCAAATTGACATTTACCGTGGCCTGCCCCATGATATTGACAACGGAAAGATGCACTAATGCTTGTTGGTATTAACGGATTCAAAGGTGCTGGTAAGGATACTGTTGGTAAAATCCTTATCAAGAACCACGATTTCAAACGGCTAGCTTTCGCAGACCTACTAAAGCTGTCTGTGGCGGGTTTGTTTGATATTCCGGTTAAGTGGATCGACGATTACAAGGATGATCCTCACTGCTATGTAGCTATTGGATGGAAAGGTGAACCCGAACAAAAGTTTGAGGGTCAGCCTAGTAAGATGTGGACACCTATGGTAGAAATGACGCTTAGAGAGTTTCTTAAGCGTTTTGGCACAGAAGCACACCGCGATGTATTTGGTGACGATTTTTGGGTAGAACAGCTATTCAGAGAACGTCAAGGCGACGAGTGGCATCGTGGAGATAGATACTGTGTAACTGATGCTCGCTTTGAAAACGAGCTTGAGTTCATTCAGAACCTTAATGGATTTAACGTACGAGTTGAACGTCCAGGTCTTATCGCAGATGAACATAGGAGTGAGCAACTTCCAGCACCGGGGCTTATCTTCGATACCATTGATAACAGTGGCGACCTCGAGAATCTCGAAAAGGAAGTAGATAGGGTGTTCTACAAGATCGTAAGTAATGAAGAAAACTTTGGCTGGCGTAGTCTAGGAGATATGTAATGGAAGCTGCAACTAAGCCAGTAGTTAGAAAGCACCCACAGGCAAGATGTGAGGAGTGTCCACTTTATGACAGACCAATGGCAAGAACAACAGGACCTAGTAATGCTGCTACTGCTCTTGTTTCTCGTAGTCCTGGTTTCTATGAAGCTAAAGCAGGTAAGCCGTTCAGTGGACCAAGTGGAAAAGTCCTTGATTACCTACTTGCTGAGAATGGAGTAAAGCGTGAAGAACTACTTATCACAAATACGGTACTTTGCGCGCCGAAAGAAGGTAAAGTACCCACAGAAGCAATCAAAGCCTGTTCACCAAGGTTGCATTCCGAGCTACGAGACTGTAGAACGGTTATCGCAGCAGGCAGTGAAGCCGTTGCTGAGATACTTGGAAGAACAGGGATTGATAGCCTCCGTGGATATGACCATAACAGTGGTGGGAAAAGGATCATCGTTACCAACAACCCCGCTATCGTACTCCGTGACGACTCGACCTTTCCGAACCTTGTTAAAGACTTTAAGCTAGCTTTCAATCCGCGACCTAAACCAGTTCTACCAACAGTAGAGGTTATTGATGAACCAACAGGAGCAATCGCTTTTTTACGAAGTTTACGTAGGGCCGGACATACGCATATTGCAGCAGATATCGAGTCAAGAGGCGGAATTTCTCATAAGGCTAAACTCCTTAGCTTTAACATTTCTACAGACGGTCGTAAGGCAACAGTCATTGGGGAAACAGCTTGCCATGACCGAGAGGTTATTGATGAACTTAGAGCTTTACTTGAAACTAGAGCAACGGAATTCATCTGGCATAATGGAAAGTTCGACGTAAAGATCCTAAGGACACAACATGGAATTAACGCCGTCGTTAATCAAGACACGTTACTGCTTGGATATGCGTGTGATGAACGGCCCGGAGTGCATTCACTTGAGTATATGCTCATG